GGGGCCGTAGAAGTTGGCGCTCCCGTCGTTCCCGCCGCGGTAGGGGTCGCTGGTGTAGCTGACCCGGAAGAAGACCGAGCAGCCGCAGGCGCTAGCGTGCGAGGAGTAGAAGGCCGCGAGGTCGGTGGTCGTCTGCTGCATGGTGGCTTTCGTTTACTAGCCCCATACTAGCGGCAACCTCGCACCATGCAAGCATTTTCTCGAAAAAACTTTCGCCCTGGCCAAAGACTAGCTGTGGCTAGGAGTTGCGGTACCGCAACTCTCTACGGTCTCGTCTTGGGCGGCGGTCCCGCGGCTTTGGATCTCCTGGCGGATCCGTTCGAGGGAGATCGAGAGGTCATGTACCCTCTTTGATGCTCCGCACCGACTCCAGGTGTCCATGGCGGACTCGATCGTAGCCGACCTCTCCGCTAGCTCCTGGTCTGTCGCGGTCTGAAGGGCTCGGTCGATGGCCTCTCGGCGCTTGATCTCCCGGCGGACCCGCTTGTATCTGGCGGCGAGTTCCTTGACCTTCTCTTCGTCTCCGCTGTGGTGCCAGGTCCTCATGGCCGACGCGATCACGGCGGACTTCTCCTGGAGGTCGTGATCGCTCGCGGCCCGGAGGGCGGCTCTGACTCGCGCTGCCTTGGCGGCTTCGATCTCCGACGGGTCGGGCTCCTTGACCGCGAATGCCTGGTGGAGAATTCCTTCTGGCTTGACCTCCTCCTCTGGCCTCGCCTCTTTGGGCTCTGCGGTGCGGATGCTTACTCGGCCTTCGGCTCGACGCCTCTTCCGGGCCTGGTAACACGCGAGGGCGATCGCCCAGAACTTGTCGGCGTGGTGCCGTCGGTTTCGTTCGGCGTCGTAGATGGCGTTGCCCGTCGGGGTGATCTTCTGTTTGATCGAATGAATCTGAGCGATGATCCCTCGGTTCTTGGGAAGCGTGATCGCGCGCTCCTGGAGGAGAATCTTCACGTTGTTCGCGAGATTCTCTTTCGACTTCATGGAGAAATCGAACTGGATCACCCGACGAGATCCGAAGGTAAGCTGGAGGTCTTCGGCGAGATTCTTGCCGAGCCCGGTGGAGTCGATCCTCCATTTCTTCCAGTTGTCTCCGAGGATCCTGCCGATCTGTTTTGCTCGGGCGCGTTGTTTCGGGAACGGCATGTCTCGCCACTGCTCGAAGTAGCGTGCGACGAATTCGTTTCCGACTTTCTCGAAGATCGAAAGCTCAGACGGGTGCTTGACGCGCCCGATGTCGAGCCCGATATAGAGGGGGCCGAGCTTGGGAGCCACGTCGGCGAGTTGTTCGAGGTTGTCGTAGACCGGGATCTCGTACGCCTCTTTCGCCGCGCAGGGAAGGATCATGTCGTACGGGAAGAAGGACACGCGCTCGTCCTGGAAGGCGAGTTCGAATTCCTGCTGGAAGTCCTCGATCGGGAGAGCGTTGAACTGGTCCTTGATCGCCTGCGTTCCGTAGCGCTCGACGCGGACCTCCGTCGGGAGGGTTTCGCAGAGGGCGATCTTGTCGAGGTTCGAGGAGATCTTGGAAAAGTGGCGACAGCGCCACCATGCGACGTTGAACCGAGAGAAGCCTGGGTAGCGATCGAAGGCCTGGGTATGCACGGCGTGGAAGACACCCCTCTGCCCCAGGGGGGTCGACCCCATGGTGAGTTGCCCTCCCGATCTGGAGATCAGAGCCGTGGCGCCCTGGTAGATCGCGCGATCGTTTTGGCAGTGGGCGATCTCGTCGAGGTAGACGTCGCCCGTCTTGCCTCGGGGCGCCTTCGACGGGTAGGAGATCACCTTGCTGATTCGCCGCTTCGACGAATGAGAGAGGAAGGAGACCTCGGTCTTGGAGTCGGTGTGGATCGTCTTCTGATACTCCAGGGGAAGCTCCTCGTGAAGCTCCTTCACCCGGGCGATCTTTTCCTTCGCGTCGTCGAGGTTGTACGAGACGCAGACCGCGGTATGGCGATCCTTCAGGTGGCACCTGGCCAAGGACTCGCAGGCGATCCCGAATGAGAATCCGATTTGCCGGGCCTTGTTCATGGAGCGCATTCGCTCCTGATTCATCAAGAACCCGACCTGGAAGAGGTCGAAGATAAGCTCTCGGCTCTCGTACTTTCCAACGCACATGAGCCAGCCAAGCTCTGTCGAGAGAAGGTTGGTGGGATCGAGTCCCCACCCTTCGAGCATCTGCGCTGCCTTGGCGTGCTGTTTTTTCAGCCAAGCGTTGAACTCGTCCTCGTCTCGCTTGACGATCCCCAGCATGGTCCTGCTCGCTTACTCTGTGACCGACGACTCGTCGACGTAGTCGGCCACCTTGCTCTGAGCTTGGCCCAGCAGGACCACGGCCTCGGTCAACCGGACGTCCGCCGGCAACTCCTCTACCGCTATCATGGCGTTTCGAATGGCCAGTTCGGCGGGGGTGAGCTTGTCGATTCTATTGCGTCGGGGGATATCCACGTCGTGCCTCCATCGAGATCAAGAACCACTCGCGTCTACTATAGCCGGGAGGATCCAGTGAGAGTCAAGCAACGACCGAAGGGGTGCGACAAGTTCGACCGAGGGACGTGTCTCGTATGGGCCGAGCAGGGGACCCTCACGTACTGCCCTCCGGCACGAGCCGACTACCTAGGGCCAGGCGAGTGTTGCCACCACCCTCTGGTCCGGGTCCGACCCCTGCTGGTGAAGCTGAGATCGGCCGGCGTGAATCTATCCCGGTACGGGAAGAAGCTCCGGGACGTGGAGTTCGTCGAGCGGCTTTACTCTGCGTTCCTCAAGGTCCGGGCGAGTCGCTCCGCCGCTTCCTCCAGGACCTCGGGCAGGTCGTAGTAGCCGGTGGCGATTCTCCATCGAGCTTCTTCGACTCGCTGGGGGTCAAGTCTCTCTTCGTTGCGATCGTCTTCCATGTCGTTCCTCCTGAGGGAGTATCGGAACCCTCGCCGAAGACCTTGAGCCCTGATAGGATTTATTCACCAAGACACCTGGCAATGGGGCTGGGTGACTTGGAGGTTTCGATGAAGTTCGTTCACGAGTGTCTTGAGATCGTCTACGGTGATCATTTCGGCGTTGAGCACGATGGGCTCTGCACCGCCGTCTGGGGCTCGAATGAGTTCGAGGACGACGGTACGGGTGCTCCTTCGATCAACGTCGTCTACGTCTCGAAGGACGAGACCAAGACCGACACGTACGGTCGTCAGATCGAGCGCGATACGTCTGTCCCCCACCGGGGCAGTCAGCCCGCGCCCGGAAACTACTGGCGGTTGAAGGAGTAGCCTTCGCTAGCTGAGGCGGGTGCCTTAACGGTGCCTGGTGAGGCTAGGCCGAAACCTTCGAGTCACAGCCCCGGGGAAGAGGGAGATCGTGCAGCCTAACTACGAGAAGATCACCGAGGCGGCTTCGGCTTCGACCGGAGGGCTCGTGAAGATGCGCTTGAGGAAAGAGAAGCACCTTCGCACGACCAAGAGAGCGCTCGCGCAGGCCCAGGGGTGCGAGGAGAGCCCTGAGGCGCGACTGCGCAGGAAGAAGCGCGCTCGCATGGCCAAGGCCTCGCGGCGAAGAAACCGAAGGTAGTTGCAGCGGCACTTTCGGTTTCCTATCCTGCTGGTCCGGCGTCATTCCGTCGGAGTTAGAGAAGGGCAAGCGTGGCAGTAGCGAGACGGGCCAAGAAAGCCTCTGGGAAGCGCAAGGGGAGGCCGCCCGGGAAGCTGACCGGGGCGAAGATCAACGGCTTCCCGATTCGTCGAATGTCGGTAGCTGATCTCAAGAAGCTCGTCGCCGACTACAACCCACGCGAGATCAAGCCCAAGGCCCTAGACGGACTCAAGGCCTCGGTGGACGAGTTCGGACTCCCGCAGGCGATCGTCTGGAACGTGAGGACCCAACGGATCGTCGGCGGGCACCAGCGAGTCAAGACCCTCCCCGAGGATTCCGAAACCGACGTCGTCCAGGTCGATCTGACGGACATTCAGGAGAGGGCGCTCAACGTCGCGTTCAACAACCCCTTCCTCATGGGCGAGTGGACCGCGGACTTGAATTCGCTCCTGGACACGATCGAGAACGGCCTCCCCGATCTCATGGAGCGAATGAACCTGGACGAGCTTCGGGTGGAGGCTCCAGATCTTGGCGAACTCGCTCCGCCCGGAGAGTTCCCCGCGCCCCCGACCCCGAGCGAGAGTACGGACCACGAATGCCCCAAGTGTGGGTACTCGTGGTAGGTGAGTGCTCCTCGGCCTAAGATCCCCTGCCTGTGCGGGTGCGGCTCCATGATCCTTCCGCGAGACAAGCGCGGCCGCGCGAGACGCTACAAGCGAGGGCACGTCAATAAGGGTCGAGCCGCATGGAGACACGTCAAGGCGCAGGTCACCGCTCGGACGAGTCATGAGCGAGCGGTGAAGCTCAAGGCTCACGTGACGTCGTGCGAGTACGCGTCTCTCGGCGGGTGCAAGGGAGTTCTCGACGTCGCCCACCTGGACGGAGACGAGTTCAACAACTCGAAGGCCAACCTGAGGAAGCTGTGTCGATCGCACCACCGCCTCGTCGACAACGGGAAGATCGACCCGGCGAACCCGACCATGCCCAGGTTTCATATCGACGGATCGGGCAAGCGTCGGTACTCATAGAGTCCGGGGCTGTCGACGAGGTAGACTGACCCCCAGCGGAGGTTCCAATGCCCAAGACCGAAACGCCGAAGAGAGTCAGGATCGGAATGCACGGCGTGGGGCCGGCGTTCGATCACTTGGCCAACAGCCCGGCCGGGAGGCTCGATCGTAAAGACGCCGAGACGGAGGAGCACCGAAAGTGGACGACCCTGCGGGGCATGGTCGTCACCGTCGGGAAGCGCATGGGGCTTCTGAGCGAGACCAAGAAGATCCACGACGCTCCGCTCGCTGCGCCGTCGTCCTCTGGAGACGAGGACGACGCCACTCAGATCGCTGACGCAGCCGGGGACACTATCGAGCCGCCGTTCGATTTCTCTGTGCTGTGCGCGCTCCACGAGAGTTCGTCTTCGCTGAGGCAAAACGTCGACGCGATGGCCACCAACATCGACGGGTTCGGCCACCGCTTCGTCCCGGTCCTGGACTTCGACGGGCCCGATATCGAGGAGGACATTCGAGACATCATGATCCGAGAGCGACTCGACGCTCTCAATCCTCCGATCGAAGATCTCATGGACCTGACCGCAGAGGTTCTCACGGAGATCACGCCGAGCAGCGAAGAAGTCAAGGCGAGGATGGATCTGTGGAGAAGGATCTCGATCCTGGAGAAGGGAAGGGTCGAGTCGTTCTTCGAGTTCGTCAACCCGCTGAAGAGCTTCGTCGAGGTCAGGACCGCCACGAGAGAGGGTCGCGAGATTCTGGGGAACGCCGGCTGGGAGGTGATTCGAGAAGACCCCGCCGACGTGAATTCGAGTATCGCCCAGGTCTACAACGTTCCCTTCGCGAACATCAAGCTCGTCAGGGCCGACAAGGAACCGACGACGGTAAAGATGCGAGTCCGCAAGGACCGCGTTCACTTCGACACGATCGAGGTCGATCGATTCTTTCGCCGATTCGTCCGCGAGAGCGGATCCCAGAGGACCTTCTACAAGGAATTCGGTGATCCCCGGGTGGTGTCCAGGAGCACGGGGAACTACTACAAGACCGTCGAGGAACTCAGGTCGGCTGAAGACAAGAACGCCCTTGTGGCGAACGAATTCTTCCACTGGGACATTCCGAGCCAGAGCTACGCCTACGGAGTTCCGCGGTGGATCGGAGCGCTCCTCTCGGTCATGGGTTCGCGCGCGGCCGAGGAGGTGAACTTCCTGTACTTCGACAACAAGGCGATCCCGGCGATGATCCTCTTGGTGTCGGGTGGGCGCGTGTCCCAGGATTCGATCAACAAGCTGGAGAGCTACATCGAGGAGCAGGTCAAGGGTCGCGCGAACTACCACAAGATCATGGTGATCGAAGGCCTCCCGGCTGACGCCGACGACGGAGAGATCGAGCACAGCGGAAAGATGCGATTGGAGTTGAAGCCCCTGCTCGGAGACCAGATGCAGGACGCTCTCTTCCAGAAGTACGACGAGGCGAACATCGTCAAGATCGGTCGCTCGTTCAGGCAGCCGCAGATCCTCACCGGCGACACGCGGGACATGAACCGATCGACGGCGCAGGTCGCCAAGGCCTTCGCCGAGGAGCAGATCTACCAGCCTGCGCGTGACGCCTTCGACGCCTGCATGGATCGGCACTTCATGGTGAATCTGAAGATCCATTTCTGGAGGTTCAAGACGAACGCTCCGGTGCAGCGACTCCCGAACGATCTCGTCGACAACGTGAAGAAGAGCCTCGACGCCGGGGCGTTGACTCCGAACGAGGCGAGGAAGCTCTTGGAGGACGCTTTCTCCGCCGACCTCGAACACAGGTCTGAGGACTGGGGGAACATTCCTCCGAAGCTGGCCCTGCTCCTCGCGCGCGAGGCCTCCATGAGCACCGGAGACGAGGGCCCCTCTGCGGCGGACCAGGTTGAGTCTGCCGCTGGGGACATGCTGGCCCGAGGGAGAACGTCGGAGGAGGAGGGTCACTCTCACCCCTTTACGATCCTTCGCGGGGACGCGGAGATTCGCGCCTTCGTTCTCCCCGCCGGAGAAGACGGTCACAGCCATGAGGCCGAGGTCTCTGGGAATCCCGGCGATTCCGTCGCGGTCAAGACCACAGAGGTCAACGGGCACTCCCACGAGATCAAGTTCACGATCCCCATGACCAAGAGAAGGGCTCGCGCGCAGTCTGCGGCCAAGGCGGTGGCGTATCTCCGCATGGCGATCGAGGAGGAGCTTGAGGCAGCCAAGGACGAGTTCTTCGATGGCTCCGAGATCGACGACACGCCGGAAGATTAGCCCTCTTCTGGCAGCATGCTGCGCTCTAGACGATCTGCTCTGGATCGATAGGGTTCTTCTTGGCAAGGCGACTCGCAAGCCAGGGGGGCTGAAGCTCCCGAGCGTCCTGACCGAAGACGGCTTCATTCGAGCCATGCTCCGAGAGGCGAACTTGCTTCGCCAGGAGGTTGGGGTCGTTGCCGGGGATCCTCGATTCAGGAGGGCAGTCCGAGCCCGGACGGGACTCAACTGGCCTCGGGCGACGTCGGCCGAAAGAAGCAAGGCCGTTACCGAACTGGCGAATCTGATCCGATCCATGCCGAGCCAGTTCGCCCCTGGCGTTCGCGTTGTCCTGGACGAGCAGGGCAAGATCGTGGTCGACGAGACTCACCGGGATCTCGGAAGGAAGTACTCCGAGCTTACGGTTGATCCGGTGTTCTCCCTTCGGAATGAGCGGGCCGTGGCGGCGATCCGTGAGTCGACGTCCATTTTCTTCTCCGAGGAGTACGAGCGGCAGGCCGATCGCTTTCGCGAGCGTGCGCAGGCAACGATCTCAAGCGGATTGGATCAGGGTCTCGGCCGGGAAGAGATCGCGCGCGACCTCGGGAATGAGTTCTCTTCTCACGCGGCGAACGAGCACTACTGGGAGACGGTAGCGGCCGTTCACGTGAACAGAGCGCGGTCGTTTTCCAGCGTGGCCACGTACGCTAGCAGCGGGATCACCCAGTACGAGGTCGTCGCGGTCGGTGACGAAAGAACGACTCCGATCTGTATCGAGATGGACGGGAGGATCCTTGGGGTCGAGCCGGCCATGGACTCGTTCGACGCCTTGGAGGGGGCGACCTCCCTAGAGGACGTCAAGAACAGGGCCGCTCCCTTCCTCCAGATGAGAGAGGGGAACGTGGTGACCCGCGGCGGTGCGCAGGTTGGGTCGCTGTCTGGCGAGAAGCTGAACTCGGCCGGGATCCATACCCCGCCTTACCACTTCAGGTGCCGGTCGACGACCATTCCCGTGCTGGACTCCGCCACCGTGATCCCGGGAGCGGGGGCGAAGGATATCGACCCCGGGGAGGCGCCTCCTCCTCCTCGGGAGGAGCCTAAGAAGCCGAAGAAGCCGAGGACTAGGGCTCCGAAGAAGCCCAAGGACGATCGCTTGGTGGACCCTCTCGCGGCAGCCAAGACTCCTGCCTCCAGGAGGAAGGCGATCCTCGATCAGATCAAGGACGGGCGTGGGTTCGTACCGGGTTCGCTCTCTTCGATCTCGAAGATCGCGAAGACGGATTCCGACCTGGACAAGCTCAACACGAAGATGGCCGAGGCCTTTCGGGCGCGCGGGCGAGCCGTGATCGCTGGAGACCCAGACCTCATGAAGCTCTGGAACTCGGCGGTCAAGAACCGAGGGCCGAACGAGTCGTGGGCTGAAAGGACGAGGCTGATCCGGGGGGTGTTGGAGAAGGGAAAAACTCTCGGCCTGGAGGCGATCCCCGAAAAGGATCGAGCCAAGAGGAGGGAGAAGTTCGTCAAGGCCGTGCTGAAGAAGACCAAGCCCGGTCGCCGAACCGGATCGACGTTCACCGCCTACAACGGCCCTCGGGGTAAGCTCTCCGCTCATGAGGCCACGAGTGTAGAGGCATGGGCAGGAGAGTTCTTCGATTCATGGGGTCCTGCAGCCGAGGCGGCACTTGATCGAAACAAGCGGCTGATCAAGGCGTGGGGCCGGGCCCACAATAACCAGACGAGTCAGTACTTCTCCTTTCGTAGCCGTGAGGTCTTCCACCATGAGTTCGGTCATTCGATCGAGCACCACGCGAATATCCCGAGGGGTAAGAACGAGAAGTTCAACCGGAGCACTGGCAAGCGAGAGTCGTTCTGGAGGCACCGAGTCGAGACGAGGGACACTGGACCCGGGCGAAGGCTCAAGGATATCTTCCCCGGGTCTGGCTATGACGACTGGGAGCGATCCAAGGAGGACAAGTGGGCCGAGGCCTACATGGGCAAGACCTACTCCCGGGGATCAACTGAAATCGTCTCCATGCTCTCTCAGGGATATGGCGGAGACACGGCGCTTTGGGCCAAGCAATTCACCGACGATCCAGACGTTCTTCTGGAGTTCCTCGGCTATCAGGAGTCGTTGGCCCGGGGAGAGGAAACGAGACAGGCGCGGCTGAAGGCCGCGAGTAGGAAGAAGTAGATGGCCGGGAGGGCGCTGCTGCAGGCGTGGGACCGATCCCGAGGCGCGGTCGTTGATCTGGAGATCACGTGGGAGAAGGGACACGACGTCGATGCTCGTGTCCGGGTCCCGACTCGATTTCTCAAGGTGTGGAAGCAAGCCGTTGCGAGCTTGCGCCAGGATCACCGCGACGGATCTCCGATCGAGCCATATCCAAGCCTTCCGATTTCGGTTCCAATCGAATTGGTGACGAAGAGCGCTACCGGTATCTACGCGATTTCGAAGAGCGTATGGGGAGAGGTCGGCTGGAGGGTTCCTCCTCCGTTCCCCCAGTTAGATAGAGAAGACCCAGAGGTGGATCAATGAGCGTAGGAAGACCCCTGATCAAGGTGAGCGACTGGGGGCCCGACGATCGTCGACGCCAGATTCTTGAGTTCTGGAAGGAGATGGCTCCTATCGTCGTCTCGGCCGTGGAGGCGTCGTTCGTCAAGGCCAAGATGCTTCACCCGACGAGGGCCGAGGCTGTTCGCCGAACCGAGATGGCCAGGTCCTTGGTCCAGGACATGGCCAACCTGCGCTGGAGTACGGCGCGGATCAAGGACGTTCTTCCTCGGGTCTTGGCCGCGAAGCTCCTCGGGATCGAGTTCAGCCTGGAGGCCATGGGGGTCCGATCGACCTGGTGAGTTGCGGTACCGCAACTTTCTTTGGCCTGGGAATTGGGGTCGCTTGA